GGGATTGTCTCCGAAGAATTTTTACGAGATCTCCAAGGAAAGAAGGCCTTTAAGGTTTATCGAGAGATGGCCGAGAATGATCCAACCATCGGTGCCATTGTTTTTGCAATGAAACAGTTTATGGGACAAGCAGATCTTGTGATCGAACCGGCTGATGATTCGAACGAAGCCCGCATAGCTGCGGATATGGTCTCTGAAGACTTTAGGATGCTAGAGCCAAGCATAAGTCCAGAGCTCCTATTCCAGGCCACGAATTTTGTGATATTCGGGTTCTCGGTTTTTGAAGAGGTGTATAGGACTAGTAATGGACGGATCTCCTTGGCGAGGCTTTCTTATCGTCTACCGGAGACCATCGAAAGGTGGGAATTCGATGAGCGAGGCAACGTACTTGGATGCTACCAGCGGCTTTTGAGCGGAGGAGAAGTATTTTTGCCACGTTGGAAGATACTTCATATCGTAACGCCCGGTTACTCTTATACGCCTACAGGCAGGTCGCTCCTCCGTAATGCTTATGTTCCCTACACCTTCAAAAAGCACCTTCAGATCCTTGAAGGAATCGGAGTTGAGCGTGATCTGGTCGGACTCCCAATTTTGTATGTGCCACAGACTACATATAAAGATGAGGCGAAGATGGCAAAACTCCGCGAGCTTATGAGGCAATTGCGGAGGGATGAGGAGGAAGGCTTGATTCTGCCTAAAGCGGCAGGATCAAATGAGCCGCTTTTTGATCTCAAGTTGCTGTCCCTTTCGGGCGGAAGACAGTTCTCAACTTCGGATATCATCGAACGTTATAATCAGGAAATAGCCCATACGCTCCTTGCTGATCTGATTCTAGTCGGAATGGAAGCTCGTGGTTCTTATGCCTTAGCTCGGGAAAAGCGTTCGCTATTTGAAGTTGGGATTCAGACTTGTCTTGATGCAATTGCGAACGCGCTTCAGCGAGATGTCGCAAGAACGATTGTTGGTCTGAATGGGCTAGACACCAAGTTAACGCCAAAGGTTCGCCTAGTGCTACCACGGAAGCCGACGCTTGATGAACTTGTTGACCTTATTGGCGCAATAGCGAAGATAGAGGCTCCGGAGGATCTGAAGAATGCCCTTACGAAACTTACAAGAGAGCTTGTAGGATTGGGAGGGTCAGAATGAATCAAGAGATTCCTGAGGTCGTCCGCGGTTTGTATCTAGTTCCGCCCCACGGGACCATGTTAATCCGTGGGGAAAAGAAGGCCATCCTAAAATCGGTGCGCTTCAGCATGGCTGGAGAATGGCTTGCAATCATTGAGGACCAACAACTTCTAGGCGTTGCACAATTCCATGATCCGATACCAATGCCACGGGATCAGGTTCTAGACTATGCGAACATTCATAAAGTCAGTGCTGAGGAGCTAGACAAGTGGTGGCCAGATGCAAATGTACTTTTTATGTACTTTGTGAAGGATGTTCGGCCTTATCCGGTTCCCATTCCTTTCGATACTCCTCCGGGTATTCAGACCTTTATTGAGCAGGTCAAACTTCCCAATGTCGAACTTCTTGAGAAATCCGTCCAAGCGAGGATTAGGATCATCGGGGTTAAGGGCAACATAGATCGTGAGGGAAACAACGCTTCTATCTTGCTCGAGGTAAATGGCGAGAAAATCCGCTTCGACAAAGGATCTGCGAGCGGAGTTAAGGCTGATGCGGTAGTCATTACCCATATCCATCCCGATCATATTGGAGCTCTCGAGAAAACTGATGTTGTTTATGCACCGCCGCCAGCCTACAAAGCTTTGGCCGAAGCTGGCTTCAATGTGATCGAGATGCCTTTTCGGAAACCAACTAAGATCAATGGGATCTCTATCACTCCCTATCCTGTTCTTCACTCGACGAGGGCTCCTGCTGCAGCGCTGAGAGTAGATGGAGATTCGTTCTCTTTCGTCTATGCTCCAGATATCCTGGGCTGGGAATCCCGAGATGATCGCGATGCCTGTTTGGAGGGAGTATCATTTGCGTTCTTTGATGCATCGCACCCCAATGGGATCACCCGAAGAGATGCTCAAGGAAACCTCTGGGGTCATGCATCTTGGTCTGCTGAAGCTTCTTGGGCACAGAAGGCTGGTGTTCCGAAGATCTACTTAATCCACTTCGGCGAGTTTTACTATGACGCGCCAGAGGAAGCTCTTGTTTTGGCTAAGGAGATTGGCGCGAAACACGGAGTCGATATTCAGTTTACCCGTGAAGGCCAAGAGATAAATGTGCTTGCTAAGCTCCATCTCGAAGAGTTCATGACGACCGGCATGGATTATGACTTAGAGCATCCAGCCGAAAGATGGCGTCAATTGCTAGCTGATGCAAGATACCTTGGAAACTCCGCTTACCCGCGATTGAAAGCGGGCGAGAAGTGGGGAGACTGGACACTGGACTTGGCTCTTCGATATTTCGGAAAGATCATTGATACTCTCCGTTCTGTTTATTTCCCGCTCGTCCCGCCGAAGCCAACCGATCCGCAATACAATTCGTCCTACTGGGAAGCTTATCGAGAGGCCGAGAAACGAGGCTATATCAAGAGCAAGCCTCCCTCTGAAGAAGAGGTTAAAGAATGGGACAAGAAGCGAGCCGAAATCATCAAGGACGCTCTCTTCGCGTTGTGGAGCGCGCTACCCAATGAAGTCTTGATACAGCCTGACTGGGCCTCGATTACTGGCTCTTTGATCTACGGCCAGCATCCGCCCCATGATGTGGATGTGATCATTCGGCTGAATGCTAGTCCTGGCGCTCTTCTCAAGATTCAGCGAGCTATTCAGAGCGAAGTAAATCTTCCCGTGCAGTTCTCCCTAGATCCGAATGGCCCAACTTGGGATTACCTTCCCATCTATGAGCTTGTAGCACGGAAGGTTCCTTTTGAGCTCCGCGTTGTCCGAGAAGGCGAAGAGGCTCGTAGACTCCTATATAAGGCTAAGCTGATCACAGACCCCGAGAAGTTTGATCCCGATAAACCTTTCGTGCACTATGATGTAGCTGGAGAGTTTTATATTCCCCAGGAAGCGGAGCTAGCATGGGAGAAGTGGGCTCGCCGGGCAGTCGAGAAAGGCGAGGTCATAGTCCTGCAGCCCAAGGGGGATGGGATACGCTTCATCTTTGCCCGAGGCAAGAAGGTCCACGTCTTCACCGAAAAGGGAGATGATGTAGTCAATAATTTCCCTGGAATTGAGAGGCTAGCAAAAAAGATTGCACCATCATTCGCTTTAGATTGCGAATTCGTTGAGTTTGATCCGAATTATGACTACCAGATTTCAAGAACCCAAATGACCTGGATGGCGACAGCAAAGCAGCCCAAAGAAGACTTTCACATCAAGATTTTTGTACACGATATCACTTGGCTGAATGGGAAAAATGTGACTCAGCTGCCGTATACTGAGAGGCTAAAGATCCTACAGGATCTGATTCCAAAACCAATTAAACTTGGGCGCTACATACTCCAGGTCTTTGAGACAAAGATCGTAAAAGATAGGGAATCGTTCCTTAAAGCAGTAGAGGACTTCCGACAAGTCAAGAAAGGACGCTCAACTGAGGGCGTGATGGCTAAGTTAGGCTCATTTAGATATGACCCGCAGGAAGCTAGAACAGCTGTTATCAAACTAAAGAACCGAGTTGAGCTTGATTGTCTGATTCTGGGCTATCGTCGAATGCCTAAGCCCCGGCCAGCTGGAGTTACTTGGACGAAGGAAGAGGCCTTTAAGAACCTTGAATGGACGGATACCTGTATCTGTCGGCTAGGGCTGCTAGATGAAAAAACAGGAAAGATTGTTCCGATTGAGGCCAAGAAGAAGCTCACCGAGAAAGACCTAAAGCTGGACTGGGACGAAGACAAACAGGCCTGGACGGGCCTGGATGATCCTGAAGTATGGACGATGTTCTTCGGGATCCCAAACCGTGGCCCAGGAGAATATGCCTTCGGAAATTCTTACGCGACAAAATTCTCTTCTCCTCCAAAGCCTGGGACCATCTTGACAGTAGCGCCCATGGAAATAACCACCTTCGAAGACGAGAAAGGCGGCATCCATGTGTCCTGGCAGCACCCTATCCCCGTAAGCATAAAAGATCCCGGCAGTCGAATTGGAACCATCCAGGCCGCATTCTTTGCTCATAGAAAAGAGCCGCCAGAAGAATTCGCCACCCTGATCGATATCAAAGAATAAGGAAATCCTTGACGTAGCTGCCAAAGTGCTGTCAAGATTAAGTAGTTATGGAAAAGCAACTCGGGCCTACAACTGATTATCCAGAGGATCCCAACACACCAAAGCGCTTTGTAGTCCAAGCTCACTATCGCGGCATGAGCGTTCACCTAGACTTTCGTTTTGCACGAAACTCAGTTGCTGAGGGTTGGACCGTTTCAGCGCAGGTGGAAGGTGCGATCAAGACGCCAGTAGTCACGCTAGAACAAGGAAAGAGAGTTACAAAAGATCAGTCGGTATGGAAATTTGACTTAGACACCGGCTATATCTTTCCACGTGAGGTAAAAACTACCATTCGTGGCGAGAAGCGAACGGTGATACGACCGGGATCACTTTACGCCGAGCGGAAAGCCCAGCTTATCCCAATTGAATGGCTGGAGGTCGAGGGACGGACAGAATTCCCTCCAGATTGGCCAAAAACCGTGATTGAGTACTGGGAGAAGTGGCCAAAAGAAGTTCAAGATGAGTTGAAAAAGGAAGGCTGGGATCCAAAGAAAGCAGAACAGGCTCTTAAGGATGGTTCGTGGAAGGTCAACCGCATACCTGTTGGCGCAACCCGATCCTTTCCTGGTGTTTTTGTGGTGATTGATAAGGGATACTGGGTCCCAGGTGCCAGGAAACCATACTTCTTCGAGTACTTCCTGGAAGGGAATGAGCTCTTTCCGCCTAAGGTCATCTTTCGGTTCGTTGCACGCGCGAAGTCAATGAAAGAGGCGGTGGAGCTGGCCAAAGCCGGAGCCATTGTTCTGCCTCCAGGTGAAGCTGAGGAGACCATCCGAGAGCCAGGATATTGGCTATTTGTGACGCCCGATCCGACTCCTTATGTCCTCTCGGATGAAGCTGTCGAAAAGGATTGGCTTCCGCCCGTCGGAGTAGCAGCACTGCCTTCCTGGCTACGCGAAAAAGTTCCGCCAGAACTAAGATTTTGGGAGGAGAAGAATGAAGAGAGGCGGAAAGCCATGCGGGAAGAGCTCGTAGCCTGGTATGAAGAAGGGAATTTTAAGCCGCAAACGAAAGAGAAACCTCGTTTTAAGCTTTTCCGACAAACATTTCGTGGCCAGATTGTGATCAGATTCGGGCCCTCGACCACAATTTACTATCTCCTTCTCAATGATCCTAAGATGGTGTTCTCTCTTGATAATGATCCCCGTCTTAGAGAAGAAGTCGCTGGCATAGAACTCGATGAGGATTACTACAGAGCCTTATACCCTAAGACTGGCGTGTTTGAGCCGGAACCCGGCACTCTTCTGAATCCTACAAAGGAGACTCCATCGAGGATCGAGCTGATTGACGAAGGCGAGGCCACCATTCTAGAGGAAGAGCCGGGCTTATTAAGGCTTAAGCTGGCTGGAAGGGAGATGACCGGATACTACCTCATCCTCTGGGAAGCTGAAGACTCCCCCATTGTGGTTGTCAGAAGGTCTGATACGCCATCCGCAGTAAAAGGGACTCCTTTCACTCCGGTTGGGAAGAATGAGGAGAAACAGATCGTTTATGGTGTGGTACTTTCGCCTCACGAGCCAGATGCTCAAGGAGACATAATAAGTCCGGATGAGGTGGAGAAGGCCGCGCATCGGTACCTGATTTTTGGTAGACAAGTGGGAATAAATCATCAGGGCGAGCCGATCTTAGCATTTCCAGTTGAATCTTTCGTAGCGCGTACTTCTTTCTATTATGATCCATCACGCCCCGACACCTTAGTTCGGGAAGGCGAGTGGGTCTTGGGAGTTTGGATCCCTGAGCGGGAGGTATGGGAGAAGATCAAGAAGGGAGAACTGACCGGTTGGTCCATTCAGGGCTTAGGAATCCGGCACAAACTACAAGAATCCCTTGACTAAACTTTTTTGATTCAGGAATCTTAAGAGCCATGCGGGCAAAAGCGCGTCTTGAAGATCTCTTTGTGCCGCGGGTCGATGCGGTTGGCAGCCCTGCTAACCGCCGTCGATTTCTATTGTTCAAGGAGGTGGGAGAGATGCTCGAAGCTCTCCAAGAGGAAGAGAAGAAGACAAAGGGCCTTACAGCGGATCAACAGGATCAGGTCAAAAAGGCCTTGGAAATCCTGTATCCGCTGTTTGAGGAAGGCTTGATTCCCGATGTGGTTATCGCCGCATTGGGAAAACTTGTAGGGTATCCGCTGCCTGAGGGAGTGAAGCCTTATCCATATCCCTATCCTTACCCACATCCCAGAGCTTACCCTCAATATCCTGGGCCTTATCCTAAGCCTTATGGCTATCCTGCTCCTCAGGAAACCGCCTGCTCTACCAGCACAGCTACCGAGGAAGCTGCAAAATCTGAGCCTAATGCGGCTGAAGCGAAGCAGGAGTCCGTTGAGAAAGCGGCAGAGGCTCCGAAGTCTTCAGCCGAGCTTGAAGCTCTGCAGAAGGCCCAAGCCGAGCTAGAGGCTCTGCGCAAAGCCCTCGAAGAGGAGCGGTCGATCCGCGAGAAAAAGGAATACATTGAGACCATAAAGTCTCAGATCCCGAGTCTGATGTCCATTGCGCCAGAGATTGCTGACCTGCTCTTCACTATGAAGAAGTCCGGCGATACTCGCCTTGAGGAAGCCTTCAAGAAACTTGAGGCTGTGGTATCCGCTAGCCCCTTGTTTAAGGAGCTCGGCTCTGCTGGCCAGGTTGAAGAGTCGCCGTGGGACATCGTAGAGAAGCAGGCCCAGGAACTCCTTGCCAAGGGCGCGGCTAAGTCCATCGAGGCAGCGCGAGTCATGGTTCTTTCTAAGAACCCGGATCTTTATCGTCAGCTTAGGGGGTGAGGTCCATGGCATGGGAACTTTCGCTCTTTGACGTGTCGTTTGAGGCCGGCGAGGACCTCAGCAACGCCCAGTTTTTGGCGGTTTCTCTTGATAGCTCCGGCAAAGTTGTGAAGGCTACGCATACTTCAAAACCGATCGGGATCCTCCAAGATAAACCTGCAAGCGGGCGAGCTGCTGATGTGCGCATGCTCGGCATCTCCAAAGTGGTTGCGGGCGGCGCCTTCGCAATTGGTAGCATCCTCGCCGCGGATGATAACGGCCGGCTTATCGCAGCCTCTACAGGCTACTACCCAGTTGGTATAGCTCTTGAGGCTGCGACCAGTGCTGGCCAGGTTGTTACGGCCTTCATTCTCCCTGAGAAGAAGGCCCTGTGAGGAGGTGAGAGACAATGCCTCAGCCTACAACTCAGGAAGTTCACTTTGATCAGGTGCTGACCCAGATCGCGGTTGCTTACATCCAGGACACGAAGAAGTTTATTGCTGATCGTGTCTTTCCCGTTGTCAACGTAGAAAAACAAAGCGACCTCGTTTTGATCTTTGACAAAGAGGCCTGGCTTCGGATCAAAGCCCAGAAGCGTGCTCCTGGAGCGGAATCTGCTGGGTCAGGTTTTGCGATCGCTAAGACTGAGCCTTATTTCTGTGATATCTATGCTTTCCACTGGGATGTCCCGCTTGCTACGTTCAAGAACTCCGATATTCCGAACCTGGAGCGCCAGGTAGTTGAAACAGTGATGTATCAACTCCTGCTCCTGCGCGAGAAGACCTGGGTCGAGAAGTTCTTCGATCACAGTGGGAAGAGCCTTGGCGTAAACTTCTGGAACGGAACGTCCCCAACTACAAAGTGGGACGTTGATACCTCTGACCCCATTGCTGATATTTTCACTGCAAAAGAGCACATCGAAAGCATCACCGGCATTTCCCCTAATAAGATCGTGATGTCGGTTCAGGTCTATAACGCCCTTCGCATGCATCCTAAGATCCAGGCCCAGCTGGTCTATGCTCCTACTGCGCCAGACGTAAAGGGTTTGGTAACGCCCGAACTTCTCGCTCGTCTCTTTGATGTCGATGAGGTCTTAATTGGTCGGGCACTTCATGATACTGGCCCTGAGGGCTCGACCTTGAGCCCGACTTATATGTTCCCTGACAACCTCCTGCTTGTATACGCTCCGGAGCGGCCGGGCTTGATGGCGCCTACAGGTGGCTACATCTTTGCCTGGACTGGATATAACAACGGGTATAACGTAGGGGTTGCGACAATTGAACTTCCAACCCATAAGGCCATCCGGTACGAGGGCGAAATGGCTTATGACCAAAAGCTCTTGGCGCCGGATCTTGGCTACATCCTCTATGATGTCTTGAGCTAATCCTGAAAGCTTTGGAAAGTCAAGGCCGGGCCCAATAGGGTCCGGCCTTTCTTTTTTCATTTTCCCCATGTATACTCGCGGAGATATGGAGCTACCAAGAGTAAAGCTTCTCCGCGGAACGGTTTTGGGAAAGAAAGTCCTCTCTCAGGGCGCGAAAGTTCCATTGGCTTTTGTGATCGAACAGCTTCCTGAACTATTAGCGGTAAGGGCTATAACAATCGAACCGCCAGAGCATCCTTCGGGATATGGGGTACTTCTGCGCAATCTTCCTGAAGGCGAAGCTTATGAAGTGCTTGCCCTCGAGGATCTGCCTCCCCACTATGAGAAGCGCGGCTGGGTTATACCCCTCGATGATGCTGAACTATCTGACCTCCATCATTGCGGGGACTGCTCAAAGGTTTACTTCTTGAACAGCGCCCTTCAGAAACACAAAAAGGAAACCGGACATAAGCGCCCGTACCGGAAGAAAAGTCTTGACGAAGAGAAACAGGCATCGGAAGATAAAAGTTGATGAGTTGGACTTTTACCAACGATCCGGCCAATTCCGTTCGGGATAGAGTTCGTATCCTAATTGGGGATACGAACCAGGCCGAACCTTTAATTAGCGACGAAGTTCTAGACTGGATCATCTCAAAAGAAGCGAATGAAATACTTGCGGCAGCAAGAGCAGCTGATGTGATAGCTGCTCATTTCGCGCGAGAAGCTGATATTGCGGTAGGCGATCTGTCTATAAAATATTCAAGCATAGCAACGCGTTATTTTGAATTAGCTGAAAGCCTGCGTCAAGAGTTCTCGTTTGACACAGGAAGCTCGGATTCGATAGGTTTGCCGCTTCTTGCTCGTGAAGAGCCTCGCGACCCCCTCTTCAAACTGGGCCAATTTGATGTGGAAGGAGGCTGACATGAGAAGGAAAAGACCATACTTCCTTCTTGGGCTTGCTTTCTTTACGGCTGGAAGTGTCATCCTTTTCACGCACTCCTCGATAGAAGATGTAGGACTCGTTGTGCTCTTTATCGGAACGCTCTTCACAATTTGGCAAAAGCTTGGCAGTTTGGAGGAGCGTATAAACAACGCATGCTCAAACCTCGAACAGTACCTTGGCAGGATTGAGAGGCTGGAGCAATGGAGGGAGGAATGTTTGAAGAAACAGTAGACCAAGCTTTTGACTATCTTGTAAAGCGCTTAGGAACGCTCGTGAAATATAAGCGCCTCCGCTCCTCATCATACGATCCTGACACAGGGACAGCGAAGACTTTCTGGGAAGAAGTCGAATTTCCAGCGCTTGTGTATAACAAAGGCGCAGGAAGCCTGGCGATCGAGGGAGGAGAACTAGCAAATTGGGATGCGATTGTTGTTTTCAAAAGAAATACATTTACGAAGCAGCCAGGAGAAGCCGCTGAGCCAAAGCCAGGGCTAGGGGATGAACTCGAATTCCACGATGCAGTGTGGACTCCAGCTGAAGTTTCGAGGAGAGCGATGTGCCGCGAGGATCCTACGCGGACTCTTTTCTACTTAGGAGTGAAACGTGTTTCGGATTGATGTTAAGACGGTTGGATCGATCCTTAACGCCATCGTTCCTACAAGAGAGCTGACAAAGTTTCTTATGACTGAAACTGTGAACATGCTTTGTCAAGAGGCAAAGCAGCTTGTTCGGGTAAGGACAGGTAGGCTACGCGACTCTTTGGTCTGGGAAGTTCTTGATAAGGGTTCGCGGATCGAAGGATGGTATGGTTCAAACCGTCCATGGCGGGGCTCTCGTTCTGTTCCATATGCTGTCTTTATCGAGCTTGGGTTTTATCATGTTAGAGCAAAGCGGTTTGTTGGACCGTTTCCATATCTACGAGGCGCCTTGTGGTCAAAAGCAGAGGAGGTGAGATCCATATGGCGCGGAAGGACGATCGCGATTACCCCGAAGCTGAAGGTGAGGTACTAAGGTTCCTGGTCTTGACGAAGCTCGAGAAGATGCGGGCCTTTCAGGGCGAGGTCGTACGGAGAAAGATTGCGTTCCCTGCTGATCAAATCATCTTTATGGAAGAACTTGATGACGGCGGGACAAGGATCCGGCTCTTTAGTGGGGACGAACTGATCGTTGAGGAGAGTCTAGACTTCATCCTTGGAGCATGATATGCGCGAGCTCAAAGAGCTCAAGCGCGCAATTTGGGAACGCTTACGCGAACTGAATCTTCCTGTCTTCGATACTGCTATACCTCCGGGCGAGAATCCGCCCTTCATTCGGTTTTATCTGATTGGGATGGACTGGCTCTCCTCCTTTCAGGGGCAGCATCATTTCTCGAGAACTGGAATAACGGTGGATGCTGTCTCCAAGTCAAATGCAAGTGCGGAAGCAGAAAACCTGTTCGCAAGCGTTCAGGAGAAACTGGAGGGCTTTATTTTCGAAACAAATACTGCGCGTTATAGAATGCAACTAAGCTCCGTACGAAAAGTCTATGACCAAGAAGCCGGCCTCTGGTATGTAAGTGGGGACTTTATTCTCCATGTATCAAGAAAAACTTGACAGACCAATACCCGGTTTGAAACTTACCGCAAGACTAGGAACGGGGAGGTGATTATATGCCTTTTTCGGGCTTTGACGGCTATGTCGCAGTGTCGACCACGGAGGGCCTGAAGGTCATCGGGAAAATGAACCGCTGGACGGTGAGCACGTCTCAGGACACGATCGACGTTTCGGCGTTTGATCCTGAGGCTGGTCCCATTGCGAAGCGGTTCCGGAAGTTCCTTCCTGGCCCGTTGGGCTGGACGGCTACGTTTGAAGGCTTTGTCGAGCCGACGGATGTAGGGCAGAAAGCGATAAAGGATGCGCTCTGGAATGCTACGGAACTTTCGTTCTACTTCCACCTGAATGATACAAAGTACCTTGCAGGGAACGGCGTGCTAACTGGCGAGGATCTTGAGCTTACTTGGGATGGCGCAGGCACGATCTCCTATGACGTCCAAGGCACGGGGATGTTGGAAAAGATCGGCTGGGAATAGAGCCTTAGGGTTATCATAAGGTCTATCCATCCGACTAGCGAGGGGAGCCGTGATCCGGCTCTCCTCGCTTTGACTTTTAAGAGGAATATAGTAAAATTGAGCAACATGAGATTGTCAATCACGAGTATCGGGGTTTGGTTAACATGCCGAAGACGTTGGGAGCTGGAGCAGAAGTGGGAACCGCCAACAATACCAACCGCCTTAGCAGCAGGGTCTCTGTTCCATGAGAATCTTGCCCGAAAACAACGAAATGAGCCGCTCAACTTTCGATCTCCTCTTTTAGATCGTTGCGAGCAGCCCGATGTCGCGGTTGCTCGAGCGAAAGCAGGGGTTCGTTTATGGAAGGATGAAATTGGCGGACAACTACTTCAGGTTGAGAGTTGGCTAGAAGCAGAATTCGATGGCATCCATTGGGTAGGCCGGCTGGACGCAATCCGACGGCTAGGAGACTCGTTGTTTATCATCGATCATAAGCTTACATCAAATCCTCGCTGGGACTGGTACAGAACAATTTCAGACCAGCTCCTATTTTATGCTTGGCTAGCTAAACAGGCCGGGCTAAAGGACATCATGGGCGGTATTTGGGACATCGTGGTCGTGCCGAATCTTAGGAGAAGGAATGATGAATCACTGGAGGAATTCGAAAATCGTCTTGTTGACGCGAGCCTAGCCCATGGAAGGCCAATAGTAACTATTCCAACAACTTTCACAGAATCCGATCTTGCCTTCATTGAAGAAGAAATAAAGCTTATCTCGGAAGAAATAAGACAGGGAAAGATCTTTCGGAATCCACAAGCCTGCGCAGCTTTTCCCTGTCCTTATCAATTGATCTGCAGAGCGGATGACACCGCCACGGCCTTGGGCTTTCTTCCCAAGAGTCACTTGACAGATCTCTGATAATGTGGTAAAATGTGGAGGCTCGAGAGGAGGCGGAGAGATGATTGAGCTTAGACGGCCGATTAAGGGGATCGACCGGTTTCTTCGGTCGACCACGCTGATTTATGGCCCGCCCAAGGTGGGTAAAACGACCTTTGTAGCCACATTCCCTGACGTGCTGATCATTGAAGCAGAGCCTGGCGGTGCGGACTATGTTGAGGGCTGGGTTGCAGATGTACGTTCACTCGATGAGCTCAGACTCCTTTGGAAGGAGCTGAAGCAACGGGCCGAGTCTAATGATTTTCCTTGGAAAATTATCGCTCTTGATACGATCGACGCTATCGCGGACTGGCTAATGGATGAGATCGCTCTAGAGTTCGGAAGAAAGGATCTTATCGGGCCGTCCCAGGCTTTCGGTGCGGAATGGGCCAAGCTTCGGGCTTCCGTTCTTGATGTTGTAAAACAGTTTGCAGTATTTCCAGCGGGCTTGATCATCGTTGCTCATTCAAAAGGTGACTCGGAGAAGGCCACCGTTAACCTTCCCGGGAAACTGGCAAGGGCTCTAATGGCTGCAGTAAATAACATAATCTTTTTAACCATCAACGATAATGGTGAAAGGGTCTGTATCGCCGCGCCTTCCCCGATGATTGAAGCAGGCTCACGCGATCCCTATCTCCTTCGAATCTCACCCTTCCCACCCTCATACAATGAGTTAAGGCGACGTTATGAAGCTGAGCTGGAGGCTGATCGTTTGAAGCGTGAGACAGACGATTCTGAGGACCAGGAAAGGAGGCCGGATGTTCAATCCTAAAAACTATCTGGAGTCGAAGCTAATCAAGGCGGGGACTTATGTAGTGACCCCGGTGGAATACCGCTTTCAGACGCGAGCGGATGGTTCTGTGGGCGTTGTAGTTGACTTCGGAGTAGAAGGGCATGAGTCAACTGTCGCGGCTATGTGGTATCCTGATTCGGAAATGGCTGTTCGCTCGGCAGTCGCGCTTGCAAAATTAGTCGATCCATCGCTTGTGGAGAAGGAATATCAAAATCCTCTTGACTTCTTTGAAGCTGTGATAAAAGCAGCCCAAGGAAAGCGGATCCTTGCAACCATTTCTGTCTCTACACGGCAAGACGGTTCGCTCGTCAACCGCATAAAGGGCTTCATCAGATTAGAGACAGGGCAAAGCGAAATCAAGAAACGGAGCGAAGATGTTCCATTCTAAGGAGGTGAGTCTATGCGCGTGTTAAGACGAAAACTTCCGCCTGACGTGGTCTTCGTAGGAACAGGCCGTGTTAGGTTCGGAGTGGAAGCATCGCAATTATTGGGCCTCTCTCAATTCAAGTCATGTGACATCAAATACACGAGAAACTCAATCAAGATAAAGTTCCGAAAAGATGATGGCGGAATGCGAGCCTTGAATTTTGGCAACAAGGAGAGGAACGTATGGTGCGATATCTTTCTGGCTGCTGTGATTGAGCAGGAAGGCTGGAAACCCGGTCACTATTATTACCGGGTCTTGCAGCCCGATGAAGTGGAGGTTAATCTCAATCAACCGGCGCGAGGACTTGCGCCGGAAAAGGAAGAAGAGAAACAAGAGGAGGTGTCTCAATGAAACTTGCTGCGTTGTTGGTGGCAACGGCGTTGGGCGTGACCGCCCTAGCTTCCCCGTTTATAGGGGTTGGGATTGATTGGGGCTGGCCTTATGCTGAGGCCGGCTGGTCGACCCTGAGCTTTTGTGGCTGGGTAAAGAAGTATGAGCCCAACATCGGACACTGGTGGAGCGCCGGCGTGGAAGGAAAAGTTCCGATGTTCTTCGATAACTTCTATGTCGGCGGAGGGCCACGGTTCTCGGCCTTCATTACGGATAACTGGGCGCTCTCGAACTGGCATTGGGGCCTCTCGGTAGTTGCTGAATGGGTCCATAAGCCCATGACCTTCTTCTTCTCCGTTTACGCTTTCATCCCCATGCAGACCGCTGAGGGCCAGCCGATTGGGCAGATTCCATCGACTTGGCCTTTCGGCGGCGGGGGAGGTCCTATTAGGATCTCTTTCGGCTTCCGGTACTTGCTTTGGTGCGGAGTGCTGGGTGAGTCGCCTTGCCCAGCGCCCAGTCAATAAGGAGGTGAGGCATGCGGCGGCGAGTCCTTTTGGCAGTTATTCTTGGAGGTCTGGTTTTAGGTCTCCTTTTAGGAGGCTGTTCTTTAATTCCACAGACTTCCTCAACGCCTCCTGCATCAGAGCCGGAGGTTGTTGTTGCAATAGGCTCGGATAATCGAACCGTTCTTTTTGACGCTTCATCATATCTGGAGCGTGGGACTGATCTCCACTTCTACTGGGACTTTATCGGTACGGGTACGTTCGCCGAAGGAGACCCTATTATGGTTTATCGTTACCCCCAATCAGGGGTATACTTCGCTCGCTTGCGTGTTGAGGGAGTCCCCAATGACCCTAATGATCCGTATATAGACTACCCCGGCGGTGTGGGTGGCGGTGGCGGCGG